TCATAGATATGGGTAAAGATCCATATTTAAGACCATATGAAGAAGTAATGACAGGTTACTTAGGAGCAGGTGGTTGGTCTGACGGTAAATTAACTTATTCAACTCAAATTGGTGGTCAATTATCTAAATATGTAGGTGAAGAAAAAGCAATGGAGTTAATGAAGCAAGTTGTTGATAATTTTAGAAGATTTCACCCACATCCAGAGCAAATTATATTATCACACCCTACAGAAGAACCAGAATTTATTAAACCACATTTTGGTTTAAGATTATTTCCTGTATGGCACATTGGTACTGATTATTTACATGAAATAGGTAAAAGTTGGTATGATTATTTAGTTGATAAGGGTGTAGAATTTATATGGGAAACTAAAGTAAGTAATATTGATTTTGATAAACAAGAAGTACATTATGCTACTGTAGCAAAAATGGACAGTGCTGGTTTGCCTGGAGATTTACGTTGGGTAAATAATACAGTGTTAGAATATGATACATTAATATTTGGTGTAGGTAAATCGGGTATTGACTTTACTTCAGATATAATGAAAAAATATGACTTACCAACTGAAGAAAAACCAGCACAAATTGGTGTTAGGTTTGAAGCCCCACAAAAACACTTCCAAAAATTAATTGACATAGCATATGATTTTAAATTATATAGAAAAGATGATAAAGTTAGTTTAAGATCATTTTGTACAAATAATAATGCAGCTTATGTAGCAGTTGAAGAAACATATGGTAACCATAGTTACAACGGACATGCTAAAAAAGATGAAGCATTTAGAAATAATATGACTAATTTTGGTATACTAATGGAAATTAAAGGTATTAAAGAACCATTTAAATGGGCAAGAGAATTAGTAAATAAGGTACAAAAAAATAGTACAGGTTTATTTTATAGTCCAACAAGAGAACCATCTACAACATCAGAAGGTATAGATGTATCAGCTACTAAAATTGATAACTTAGATGTAGTTAAAGAGGCATTTCAAGGATATTATAGCTACATAGAAGATTTTATTAATGATATGAAAAAAGTATTTCCCACATTAAAAGATGATTGGGGAATATATGTACCTGAAGTTAAATATTTAGCCCCAGAGCCATTAGTAAACTATGAAGATTTATCATTAACTAAATACCCGAATGTACACTTTGTAGGTGATGCTTTAAGTGCAAGAGGTATATCAGTTTCAGGAGCTCATGGTACATTAGTAGCAGAGCAATTGTTATCAATGAGTGATGCTATAAATGAATTTTTAGAACATGCAGATAAACAAGGGCCTTGGTCTAAAGAAGATGATAAAATCCACACTATAGGTGGATTGACAATGCCAAAAGAGAATACTAATAAATTAAATAAATAAACATGGGAAAAGAAGAAAAAGTAAAGTTATTTGAAGAAAAAGTCATTATAAACGGTGGTGCTAGACATTACCTAATAAAAATGGAGGGTGAAGATCATTTCAAACATCACAGATATGATAATCCAGCTATAGTACCTTTATCAAGAAAAAGTAAATTTAAAAAAGGATGGTATTTAAGTGGAATTCCATATGATGAAGAAAATTTTAAGGATATAATGAGAGAAAGAGAAGGTCTACCTTGGTATAAACAATCAGCACCAAAAGGTGAAACATATAGAAACTAATATGAGAGAACATACAATACAAGTACAACCATATCCAGGTGAACGTCATGAAAAAGCATGGGGTCATGAATTATGGATAGCTAATAATGAAAAATACTGTGGTAAACTATTAGTATTTAAAAAAGATAAAGAATTTTCAATGCATTTCCATTTATTAAAAGATGAAGCATGGTATATTTCTAAAGGTAAATTTGAATTTAAATATATTGATACTGAAGAAGCTGATGAATATATTACTACTGTTAGTGAAGGTGATTGCATTCGTTTACTACCTGGTCAACCTCATCAAATGAAAGCTTTAACTGAAGGAGCTACTATATTTGAAGTGTCAACACAACATTTTGATTCAGATAGTTATAGAGTAAAACCTGGTGCATCACAATTACCTAAAGAAGATGATTATGAGCATAGTGAATCGTACTATGATACTAACAGAAATAAATAGGAAATTTAATAAATATTTTGTATATTAATATAAATAATAAGTTATGAAAATAGGATTTTGTGGTACAATGTCAGTTGGTAAGACAACACTAGTTAATGAATTAGCTAAATTACCTGAGTTTAAAGATTATACTTCTAGAACAGAGCGTTCTAAACATTTAATGGATATGGGGATACCATTAAATACTGACTCAACATTAAAAGGTCAATTAGTATTTGCAGCTGAAAGAGCTAGTGAGCTATTATGTGATAAAATTATAACGGATAGAACGGTTATTGATGTTATGGCATTTAGTGCTTTATCTGAGTCAATGACTGCTAATGAGGCATTTCATTTAAATTCAGCTTTAGGACATTTAGTTGATGATTATGATTATTTATTTTATGTATCTCCTATAGGAGTTAAAATAGAAGATAATGGGGTTAGAGAAACTGATGTAAGATATAGAGATAATATTAATAAAAAAATATTACAAATATTAGATTGGAGAGATACAAAATACACAACAATTCAAGGCAATACTGAAGAACGTATAAAAATTGTTAAATCAGTAGTTTTTTCGTGATATTTATAATAAAACATTCTTACAATGAAAAAATCCGAATTTAAAAAAGCAATTAAAGAAGAAATAATTGATATATTAGAAGCAGATGCTGAAGATATTAAAGCACAACAAGATTTAAATAAAGAACTTGAACTATCAAAAACACATGCAGATGATTTAGGAGATGCATTATCAGAAGGTAATGACACAGATAAATCTCAAGACGATGGATATGTTAATCATACTTATGATGATAGTGTAATTGATAAATACAACGTACCAGTTGAACCAACTGCTGTATTTGAAAAAGATGAATTTAAATCAGATGACAAATATTGGGCTGACTATCAAGATATAGGCATATTTTATTTAGATGGATTTAATAAAAAACATTCATTAACTGATGATGAGTTAGAAATATTAGGTAAAAAAATAGTAGATCAATTATATAAAGGTGATATTGGTAAGGCATATGATGCTATTGTTAATAGAGATAAGCTAGACATACCAGGAAAACCTGCATTTGTAAAAGAAGAAGATGATGAGCCAAAAGCTAAGGATTTAAAAGGAGAACCATTATCTAAAATTGGTTACAAATTAGCTGATACACAAAAAGAAATGAAGCAAGTAGTTAAAAAATACTCTGCTGCTAAAGGTGATGAAAAAGAAAAATTTAAAGATAGATTAAGAGAATTAAATAAAATAAAGAAAGAACTAGAATCTTTATTAGAATCAAAAAGATAAGTTATGGGTGTTTTGTCAAAGTTATTTTCAAGTGGCGCAGCTGATTTAGTAAAAGGTGTAGGAGGAGTTATAGATAACTTACACACATCTAAAGAAGAAAAATTAAACGCAGAAAGAAAAATTAAAGCTTTAATAGTAGAACATGAAGCTAAAATGGAGCAAAATATAACTGATAGATGGTCTTCTGATATGAAGTCAGATAGTTGGTTAAGTAAAAATGTAAGACCTATGGTTTTAATATTTTTAGTTGTTTCTACAGTTCTTATGATATTCATTGATGCTGGAACCATTAACTTTACAGTTGAAGAAAAATGGACAGATTTACTACAATTAGTACTAATAACAGTAATTGGTGCTTACTTCGGGGGAAGATCAATAGAAAAAGTTAAAAAAAAGTAATAGTAAATTATTCTTTACTAAACTAATATGAGCGGGGATTTAAAACAAATAATACGACAGGAGTATCTTAAATGTGCTAAGGATCCAGCACACTTTATGAAAAAATATTGCAACATTCAACACCCACAAAGGGGTAGAATACTGTTTAATTTATTTCCATTTCAAGAAAAGGTATTGCATTTAATGCAAGAAAATCCTTACTCAATAATTCTTAAATCAAGACAATTAGGTATATCAACACTATCAGCTGGTTATTCTTTATGGTTAATGGTATTTCATAAAGATAAAAATATATTATGTATTGCAACTAAGCAAGAAACAGCACGTAATATGGTTACAAAGGTAAAATTTATGTATGATAATTTACCTTCATGGTTAAAAATAGATGCACCTGAAAATAATAAATTATCATTACGATTAAGTAATGGTTCAATAATTAAAGCCACATCAG